AGCTATACAAGCAGCACAAAATGTTTTAGGAACTGGATATGTGGTAGTTACGCTACATAGACAAAAGCTAAACAATAAGTTCTCTCAACAAGAGGCTGCCATATTTTTTAAATTAAAACAGCGTTTAGCAAAAGCCGTAGCCGGTAAGCGTTACGAGCTTGTATCTGGCTCCAACAATATTATAGAAGATATTGAGCAACACCTATTATTTGTACTAGACCCTAAGTTGCGAAAGCGTCCAGCTAAGCATACTAGCCCAAAAACAAAAACTACTAAAAAGCAGGATTTAAAATCTGTTTCAAAAGCTTCTTCTGTATCAAAAGAAATAAAGCTAACAGATGTTAAGCGTCCTAATGTTACAAACTTACTGAGTTTACAGAACCTAATCAACCAGCAACTACAGGATGTAGTTAGTGCTAATATGGGTGATGGTAATGCACGAAATGTGTTAAATTATCGTACTGGTAGATTAGCTAGCTCAGCTAAAGTTGAAAGCATGACTGAAAGCCGTGCCGGTATGATAACTGCTTTTTATACTTACATGAAAAACCCATACGCAACATTCAGCGAGGGCGGTAAGCAGAGTAGTCCAAAGTCCCGTGACCCTAAGTTGTTAATATCGAAATCAATTCGTGAAATCGCCGCCGAACGGGTAGGCAATAGATTGCGAGCAGTAGCCGTATGAGTAAAAGAACATCAATTACAAAAGCACTAGCAGATAAGCTTAATTTCTTGCTAGACGGAACCGCTCCGTATACAACCAATATCTACAATAACGCATACGCAAAGTTAAAGTTCTGGGATGAAGTCAATGACTTTCCAAGTATTTACATGGTTCCGGGTTCGGAAATGCGTGAGTATTTACCAAGCGATTTTACTTGGGGCTTCCTAAACGTATCAGTCAAAGTATATTGCCGAGGTGAGGATTCTCAACAAGAACTAGAGCACTTATTAGAAGATATTGAACGAGCCGTAGATGCTAACCGAGTTTTAGTGTACGATCAGGACAAGGGTCTTGAAACCACGGAAATTCTAATTCAATCAATCACTACTGATGAGGGGCTCCTTGCACCATACGCAGTTGGTGAAATAAATTTACAAGTTCGTTACGCGCTTGTATAACCTATAACCAAGAACCAAACGCAGATAATAGTCTAGCTACGGTAAAGGTTATCAACATTTAAGGATAATCCTATGGCATTAAATTTAATCCGTAATAGCCGCGTATTCTTCACGACAAACGTGAACTCTGCCGGTACAGTACAAACTACAGGTCTTACAAAGACCAATACTTTTGAGATTCAAGTTCAAGACGGTTTCTCATTCTCTCAAAATACAACTCAAGAAACAATTACACTAAACGAAGCCGGCGCTACCCCCGTTCGTGGTCAGCGTAGTTTTAATACTACACTAGAGCCAGTGGATTGGAGCTTTAGCACTTATATTCGTCCTAAGTTTGAAGAAGGTTCTACAGTTAACGCCAGCCCAGATGCTGACGACTTTATTGGCGCTGAGGAATCTGTGCTATGGAACGCACTGGCTGGTACTGGTGCTATTGGTGGTGCAGGTGCAGGTTGGACAGCTACGGTTGGTTTAACTCCTGTAAGTACAGTTGCTTTTGGTAATAGCAACGCACACCAACTACAAAAATTCGGTTTAATTATCGTATTTGAAGCGGTTGCCTACGCAATCGACAATTGCGCTATTGAAAGCGCTGCAATCGACTTCGGCCTAGATGCTATTGCAAGTATTGCTTGGACTGGTCGCGGTACATCAATGCGTCAACTAAGTGCTACAACAGCTGTAGACGATGCTGCAAATGGTGAAGTAGACTTTACTGGTGGTTTAACTGGTAGTGCTAAGCTACGTGATGCAAACGCTAAGTACATTGCAAACAAGCTGTCTACAATGACATTGGCACGTACTACGTTTAACGGTCAAGGTGCAAAGAGCTATACTGTTGCCCTAACTGGTGGTACTTTAACAATTGCAAACAACCTAACATACCTAACACCAGCTAACCTGGGTACAGTTAACCAAGCTGTTACATACTTCACAGGTACACGCGCAATTACTGCTAGTGTAACCGCCTACCTAAAAACAGGTACAAACGAATCTAGCACTCTGCTAAGTGACCTGTTAACCAGCAGTGCACTTGATGATGAAAACCAGTTCAACTGCTCAATTCAACTAGGCGGTACTACTAACTCCAATAAAGTAGTGTTAGACATGCCGTTTACAATGGTTGGTATCCCAACTATTGCTAGCGAACAAGTTATCTCTACTACTATTAACTTAATGCCACAAGCAGGTTCTACAACCGCTTACGATATTGAGAATACAAACGAACTAACTGTTAAGTATTACGCAATCGCTTAATTAGAGATTGCATTTTCATAGAGACTGGGTTGATCTCCAGTCTCTCTTTTTCAATTATAATAGAATAACATGACAATTTCCCTAAAAACTCTCCTAGTACCATCTAAATCTGTTGAAGTCGAATACCCAGGAATGCCTGGATTTGTAGTCAACTTGGCATTTTTAAGTCGCGAAACATTGCTTAATATTCGCAAAAAGTCAACAAAGACTACTTTTAAAAATCGTCAAGCTGCCGAAGAATTCAACGAAGATTTATTCTTGCAACTATACGTAGAGAATGCTGTAAAAGGTTGGAAAGGTTTAAAACTTACCTATCTTGAACAACTAGCTCCAGTAGACTTAAGTGGTCAAGCGGACTTGGAAGCAGAACTGGAATATACACCAGAAAACGCGCTTTACTTAATGAAGAATTCTTCAAACTTTGACGGCTTTATTAGTGAACAGGTAACAGACCTGGGAAACTTTTCAACGACCAGCTCCAACAAGTAAATAAGCAGCTGGTCAGTTATATCCAAAACGGCTCGGTTAACATGACCAAAGAAGCATACTTTGAGATGTGTGAAATGTTAGGTTCTGAGCCTGTTGAGTCTGAAATTCCTGTTGAGTTTGATGATTTTCCATTTGAGATGCAGCAAGCCTTTGCTGTATATAGAATGTTGCGAGATGAGTGGGATACCATGAACGGCAACTATTTAGGAAAGTCACTTATAGGTATAAAAGACTTGTTGGAAGCAACAGAAATTGATTTAGAAGATCAAAAGTTCATTGTTGTGTTAGTACGCATGATTGATCAAGTCAGGTCTGATGAAATCAATAATAAGTTAAAAACTGAAAAACCCGCTAACTAAAAATTAGCGGGTTTTTTTATGTTCAAAATTTTTTGGTTTGACATTTCATGGGTTAAGTGATATAATGGTCTCTAGTTAATTTAACAAAAAATTTTCGCCACCAATCCAGCAAGGAGTACAGATGGCAAATCAAGTAAAAATCGACCTAAGTGTCGAAGACTCACGCGGTACGCTAGCCAAACGTACTGCACAAACTAGAGCTCTAAACAAAGAGCTAGAAACAACCCAAAAACTATCAACAGGTACTCGTACAGGCAGTAGCGCCGTACGAGCAAGCTACAGTTCTGCAATGAGTGGGCAAGACTACGGCCAGGCTCGCGGTAGCATGAGTGCAACAGGTGCAAGCGGTCGAGATTTTGCAAACCAAGCCCAAGGCCTAGGTGGTTTAGTTCGCCTATATGCAACATACGCTGCTAACTTATTTGCTGTTAGCGCTGCATTTGCTTCGCTTCGTGAAGCAATGAATACCAGCATGATGATACGTGGCTTAGATCAACTGGGAGCCGCCAGTGGTGTAGCTATGGGCGGTTTAGCTAAACAGTTTGCCGCAGCAAGCGACGGCGCTATTAGTCTACGAGAAGCCATGGAAGCTACCGCTAAAGCTACTACAAGTGGTTTAAGTAGTAAACAATTTATGGAGTTAGGTCAAGTAGCCAAAGGTGCTAGTCAAGCACTTGGTGTAAACATGAGTGACGCAGTAAGCCGTCTAACTCGTGGTATTACTAAACTAGAGCCTGAATTGCTAGACGAATTAGGTATATTTACTAAAGTAGGTAAGGCTACCGAAGACTATGCTCGTAAGGTTGGTAAATCAGTAGATAGTTTAACAGACTTTGAAAAGCGCCAAGCTTTTGCTAATGCAGTGCTTGCAGAAGGCAAGCAAAAATTCAGTGAAATTGCTCAGGAAAGTAATCCCTACGATAAATTACTAGCCAGCTTAAAAAACGTAGCGCAAGGAATTTTAGAAAGTATTAATACTGTAGTTGGCCCTATAGCTAAGTTGTTTGCAGATAGTACTGCACTTATTGGTGTAGCTATAGCCGCAGCCGCTGTAAAGATAACACAACAAGCTTTACCTGCCTTAACTAGCTGGCGGAATGGTATGAAGTTAGCAGCTGAAGAAGCTGCTAAACGAGCACAAGAAATTAATACAAGCTTTGGCGAAGCTTTTGTGGCGAGAGCGCAACAACGAGCACGTGTTCCACAACTTCAAGATGCGCTTAAAGCCGCAGAAGAAGAATTTAAACAAGCTAAGCGCCAATTTGTAGAATTAGATAATATATACAAAAGACCTAACGATACGTTAAGAGCCTTGCAAAAAGACAGGTTACTGACTGAAAGAGAATTATCTGGAATAAAGTCTGACGTAACAAAAAAGACTAATGAAAATACTTCTGCAAGTTTACAGCACGCATCCAGCCTTGTAAAAATACAAATGGCTCAGCAGAAGATATTAGATATTACTAATCAACTTACTGTTGCTAATGATATTGTAGAAGAACAATCAAGTAAAAGATCTCGTCGTGGTAGTGAAGAATGGCAGCGTGAACAGCTAGTAATCGACTCACGAGCAAAAGCCGCCAAGCTAGGATTATTGAGCGGTGTTGGTGAGAGAGTAGAACAAAAAGGTCTAAGAGAAGGTTTAGGCGGATTTTACTCTGATACTATGGCAAATAAAGACTTAGGCAGAGTAGATAAATTTAAAACAGTAGTAACTGGTACTTTTGCAGGTATTGGAACAGCAGCAGGTATTCTTGGGAAATCTCTGATGGGTGCCTTTATGTACTTAGAGATTGCTCTTGTTGCATTTGCTGGGCTGAATTCTATGTTTTCTAAAAACGGCGAAGCTGTAGATGCTTTTAGAAGTTCAATGGATGGTTTAAGCGAAGCTACAAAAACCGCTACTAACGTTAGTGAAAAGTTCGGAAATACTTTAACAACCGAAAGTATAAATGCAAAAGCAAATGCATTTACAAACTTAACTGATAGCTTATCACAAGTATCAAAAAGCCTAAGTGTAGCAGATTTATTAGCCAGCGGCTGGGATAAATTTTTAGATGGCTTTAAAACAGTTATAGGCACTGATTTACGATCAACATTCTCAAAAGGTTTCGTAGAGGCTATTTCCTCAGGAATTCAGTTAGCTCCAGAAGGTGAGATAAAGCAAAATTTAGAAGCAAAACTAAAAGGTCTTTTAGGTACAAAAGATTTAGGTTTAGAAGGTATTGCTAAAGCGGTGTCAAAAGTTCCATCAAAAGACCTAGTACAAACCG